GTGAATTTTGCACCGTCTTTCTTTTTCATGCTCAAGTTTCACGGTTACGGTCTTTTGTGTTCGTTTTGTTATTATTCCAGACCAAACACAATTCCGGTCGCAAGCCGATATACAACTTACTTTTTGTCCCGTTTTAAATTGTTTCATCTTTTCCTCCTCTTTAGTTCTCGAACAATAAGTCATGGTTTTCAGCTATTTCTAATAATTCAGATTTAGAGTAGTTTTTAGGGGAATTGTACATACAAAAGTCAGCGTTTACAGTACAAATAGCGTCAAATAAATTTTGTTTGGTCGGTTTCACATTCACGTCTGAATCGTTAGCGATAAAAGGTCTAGTTGAATTGTTTGTAGTGCGAAATCTTACATTGCCTGAATCTGTCGTCCAAAATCTTTTCAAAGTTTTCATCTTCTCCTCCTTGCCTTTCGGCTTTTTTGTTTTCAATCACGATGCGAAACTGCAACAGCGCAACAAAACCGTCAATAAAAATCTCCAAACTGTTGCGCAAGATGAATTCTGAAAATCCACAAACCGGCTGCTGATGCGGGTTTGCAGCCACAAAAAAAAAATAAAACACTGCAACCCTGCGCAAAAATCGCAAAAATGACAAAATCCGGGGTGAAAATGAGGTGAAAAAAGGGTAATCTTAGCAGCACGTAAGTGAACGCAGGCACCTGCACCCGCACCCGCGCAACCGCGCGCGCCCGCATGTTGCGCAGAAAAAGGCAGCAGAAAGAGGGCAGAAATCAGCACCAGCAGCGGCCTGCAGCCGGGCAGCGGTGAGGAACTGTGTTTTTTCAGGGCGGTTGATGTGAGAAAGTGCTTGACATCGTAGGCAGTAAACTACTACATAAAAGGCACTTAGATTGCGAATTTAAAAGAGTCGTACCTAAAAATTTTGCAAAAATCGGGGTTAAATCTAATGAATTCAATGAGTTACGATGATTCTTTGTCAATTCCGGAAAATCAGGGAAATCGGCGCTATTCTGTCGCCGACAAACTGGTCACAATCGCGTTGCTCGAAGGAGATCAGCGTGTTCACGGAGGTGAGCTCACGCCCCGGTACACGAATGTAAGCCAACTCCTTGATGTGCCTGTTAGTACGCTGCGAAAATGGTATGCTGCGAAGGACGAACTTCGTCAACTCGCGAAGACGCGGCAGGACAGCTTCTCTGATTACATAGCCCAGAAGCTCGAGGAGCACAGCGCCGCAATCATCGCAGAGCTGGACAGACGCGGGCTCGCATCCCTTTCCAATGCGCAGCTGATCAGCTATTTAGGAAAGTCCCTCATGTTTTCCCGCATCTTTAGAGGAAAATCGACCCAGAACGTCGCGCATCAACATGCATTCTATACCCCACCACCTCAGAAGAAGTGATTTACGCAACAGAATGTGCAGACTGTTGCGCACAACCTTTGCGCTGTAACCACAACGAACACAATAAGATAGCAGCGCAACAGCACAAGCCGAAACAGGCGGCAACAGCGCAAGAGTATCGTTTGCGCAACATTACAGCTGCGAAATCAACCGCACACCCAGGCACCCCATGCCATCGCCGACCCACCTTTGGGGGTGCCCACCCCCCATATATATATTACACGGGCACACGGATTTTTTTTTATTAAACGCCACCTCAGACAGCAAAGCATCCATGCCTGATCTCATGAGCGGGAGAGTTCCATGCTTTTTATGGGGAATACAGGAAACTATGCAAGGTGGAAGCATGCACCGGTTTTGCGGTAGCAAAAACGAAAAAACGTTTCGACCAAAGCGATTAAACAGATAAACTTAAAGTAACACATTAAAAAGATATTGACAAGTATCTGCAAAATAAAGTAAATAGAACCAGATGGCCGAAAGGCTGCGAAAGAGTGATAAGGCAGGTAACGAGAAATGGCAGTAGAACTTACCAAAAAGCAGGAAATGCTTTTAAACGCCGACGCCGACAACGTATTGTATGGTGGCGCCCGTGGCGGTGGTAAGTCGTTTGGAGTAGCAGCCGCAGCTGCCTTGGAGCTTGGAGAATACTATTGGGCAGAAGAAGCCCGCAAGATAGAACTCGACGTTTCGCAGTATCGCAAAGCAGAATACGAGGACGGTAGAGTAGCATACTACCGTTATCTTATAGACTACCCCTACTACCGAGGGGTATTTATCCGGCAAACTCTTCCCGGTTTGCTTTCAATCACGCACCCCGAGTGCCGTAAAATTTTCCCGGCGCTCGGGGCTACCTTCAGTAAAGATCAGAAGATGTGGACGTTCCCTTCCGGTGCAACCCTGGAGTATCGCCCCCTTGCCACCGAAGATGACGCTGGCTTCTTCCAGGGTGGTAACTATCACCGGATGTTCTTTGAAGAGCTCACGCAGCTTAACCCGGATCTGGTAGAAATGGCGATGGCTGGCTGCCGTTCGGCAAAGCCAATAGGTGGCGGTTACCACATTAAAGCCAAACGCATAGCTACCACCAACCCCGGCAACCGGGGGCACAAATGGGTGAAAGAGACGTGGGTAGATAAATGCAAACCGGTTAATGATGGAGACCCCATCTATCTGGAAGAATTTGATCTTACCTACCAGCCGCAGAAACCGGGCAAAGTGTACACGCATCCAGAAAGCGGTGAAACCTTTCTCTTTATTCCCTCAATGGTGTTTGACAACCCACATCTGGCAGAACACGACAAAGCATATATTCGGCAGCTCATGGGTAAAAATGAGATACTGCGCCGCATGTGGCTGTTTGGCGACTGGAGCGTATTCGGCGGCCAGTTCTTTGATTGCTGGGATAACACCAAGCATGTGCTGGATGAGAAGGAATTCTTTGGCGCGGTTCATGACTATGAGCTGGATGATAAGCGGAAGCAGTTTGATTGGACGGCTTACCGCCTGTATCTGAGCAATGACTACGGATTCGCTGAAAAATCCGCCTGGGCCTGTGGCGCTTACGCGGTGCACCAGATCACCGGTGATATTATTAAATTTGCAGAGATCGTGCGTAATAAAATGACCGTATTGCAGCAGGCTGAATATACCAAAGAATATTTTGAAAAGTACTACGGGCTGGATGCAACCCGCGACTTTGAGCTGATCATTGCCGACCCGAAGAGTTATTGGCAGCAACGAGACAAAGCCGAAGATGATTTTTATACCTTTGAACGGGTGTATGCTGAGCAGGAACTTTTCCTTACCAAAGGAAACAATGAGCGCATTCCCGGAGCAGAGGCAACGCAGGAAGCGTTACGCATCCGGGAAGATGGAACGCCAAAGCTGCGTATACTTAGTAACTGCGAAGACACCATCTCAACCATCCCCAACCTGCCAGCAGACAAACACAACCTTAACGACGTAGACACCACCGTCTTTGATCACTGCTATGACGAGCAGCGCTATTTTTTAATGATGTTAAAAACATTAAACCCCAGAGTTAAACAAGATGAACGACCAAAATACAAAACCGATTTCCGCAAAGAGATGCGTGAAGCGCAAAATCTGGGCACCTACGAGGGGCGCCCCAATGAATGGAAGGTGGCATGATACACGGTAAACAGTGCAAAGACAAGGACGCGGTTGATCGGGTAAACCACCTGCGACAGGCCAGCATCGACGGCTGGGCAGAGGCAAACCAGCGCACACGCGAAGTGCGCCGCTATGTGTGCCATAAACCATACACTGAACGTGAACTTGCCCTTGCTGCTCAAAACAACAAACCAACCCTGCGCTATAACATGATAGTGAGCAAGGTAACCACGTTGCTGGGGCAGGAGCAGGCAAACCGCCGGGCCACCAAGATCATTGCCGACTTTGCTCAAAATCAGGAAGTCGCTGAGATTTTGCAGGCTAACTGGGAATATGTACGGGAACAGCAGGATTTGCAACGTAAACGTGGGCGCCTGCTGGTAGATGGTCTGTTTTACCAGAAGGGTGGCTACATTCGCCGGGTGATTGAGCGGGATGATCGCGGACACCTGGGCTTTGCCTATCGCATGTATGAGCCACTTTCTGTGCATCCTGACAGTACTTTTAAAGAGCTGGATATGAGCGATTGCCGCTATGTATGCTTTGATGACTGGATGACCATAGACCAAATACGCCAGACCTTTGGCGCTGATGTGTTTAGCTCTGAGGAAGAGGCGCAGGCATGGGAATTGGTAGATGGCACTATCTCTGCAGATACCTTTGGCAATGGCATGAAGGATGAATACAAACGTGGCGATGAATACTTGGTAGTGCAATGCGAACAGGTGGTACAGCAGCAGGCATATCTTGTGATGTATGAAGGCAGCGTGGTAAAGCTGGTGGCCGATGAGCTGAAGCAGCTTGATAAAGCTAAAGAGCAGTATACCGTGCTGGACAAAACAACCGACAAGCGCGTGCATCTTACTACCATAATACCCGGAACCGATGATGTGGTACTGCAGGACGTTGATCTGGCTATACCATCCCGCAAGGTGAGCTGCTTCTATTGTGGCAGTTATGACTTTAACATGCCGCGCAGCGAAATACCGTCATTAGGATACTACCTCATAGATCCGCAAGATCGATTGAATAAAGGCAAGAATCAGGAAGTTGACCACTTGATGCAGGTGTTGTCGCAGCTGTGGTTCTTTGACCAGCGGGACAAAACGGCACGGGAGCAATTTCTGCGGCAGCGGGGCAACCCGGTGATCGCCCTGGAAGTAAGCAACCTGCGAAACAAGCCACAGAAAGAGGGCAATGTAGGAGATGGTGGTGCAATTCAAACCATCCAGAACGCCATCCAGCAGGACAACTTCTTTATTGATGAAGTGAGCAATGTAACCGACGCGATGCAGGGTAAACGCGGCAACAGCAGTGAAAGCGGGGTGCTGTTTAACCAGAAGGTAACGCAGAGCCAGAAGAGCACCAACCCATTTTACGAGATGATTGCAGCCGTGGATGAATACCTTACCCGCGACTTTTTGGAATGTGTACCATGGGTGTACTTTGAGCAAGACCGGGCATTGCCGGTGAAGATGCAGCCCAGCGGAGAATTGGGGTATGAGATGGTAAACCTGAACGTGAATGGCGGCACCATCCGTGACCTGCGCCAATTTGCCGGACGCGCCGTGCTGGAAGATGCCGCGAGCACACCTAACCGCATAGAAGAAGCCTTTAACCAGAATATCGCTCTGGTACAGATGATGATAAACAGCGGCTTTAATGCCGAGCAGATACCCTGGGATTTGATAATAGCTCACAGCCCACTGCGTGATCGTGATAAGTGGACTAAGCGTTTGCAGCAGGCACAGCAGCAATTAGCTGAGCAAAACGCAAATGCCGAAGCAATGAACGAATTCAGCCAGATGGCAACGCTGGCACAACAGGTAGCAAACCAAGAACCAACGGAGGAAACCGGATGATTAACCTTTTGAGAATGCTGGAAAACCAGCGAACCATGAACGAAGAGATAACGCTTGAAGGTGGCGGCTCACCAGATGCAGGCGGAGGCGCAGGCCCAGACGTAAGTACCGGCCCCGAGGGACAACCGGGAATCAGTGATCTGGCGGATGGACAACCTGAGTACTCACCAGGGTTTCTGGCGAAGATCGAGGGGAAAGGCTCAGAAGACCTTACCCGCATGCTGCACGAAAGCGAAAAGACCATAGGACAGCTGCGTAACAAAGTTGACGCTCTCAAGCCAACTGTCCGTACACCTCAGAGCGTAAAAACCGAGATTTCTTCTCTGGCAAAAAAGATGGATACCCTCAAACAGCAGATGGAAGAGCTTGATCCTTCACTGGATGCCGAAGCCTACAGCAGCAAGCGCAAAGAACTGCGGAAGCTGGAACAGAGCATGGGCACCAAGCGCGAAGAGTATGAGACCCTACGCTTGGACAGCCTGGTAACTGCCAAACTGAACGCAGAACACAATACGCAGTTTGCCGCTGAAAACCGCAACCGGGTAGCAACCGAAATGGGACTGAGATTTACCGACGAACAATGGGCTGACGTGGTGGAAGCCGCTCAGCAATTCAGTAACGGAAAACTCACTCAGGAAGATGTGGATGCTGCTCTGTTGAAAACCGTAGGCGCTGCGGCATACAACAAAGCTCTCACCACTCAGGCAGAGCAGAAGATGCGCTCTGATCTGGAAGCAGCTCGTCGTGGTGAACAGTACCACTTGGGCGGAGATCGTGGTGGTGGTGTAGATACATCCATCCCCTACGACCAGATGAACGCATCGCAGCAAGCACAGTACATCCGTGGATTGTCTGACGAAGAATTTAAGGCACACTTGAAGAAGTACAACCCAACTCTACGCTATTAAGCAACATAAGGAGGCGTAATGCCTGGCGTACAAACTCAACACAGTGATACTCATCTTTTCCCGGCTCACGATGCAACAGTGGAACGGTTGATTGAGCATGATCTGTTTTTCGCCAACTTTGTGGAAGACATTAAGGGCGATTTGAGACAGCACAATGATGGGCAGGTCTCATACGTTCCGGTGGCGATACCCAACAGTATCGTTACAAAGATGGACACCAAAGTGGGCAACAAAGAGCTCTATGGGGAATTTCCCCTGCAGAAGGATCTGAACGGTGATTTTGAATACGGTGATCAGCATTTTGAAGACACCGGTGAATCACTCGAATATGTGTGGCGTCGTATCTATGTGAACCAGGCGGGTAAAACCGTAGCTGGTGCCAAAGGTACCATGAGCGACATGCGAGATGCGAACATCCTGAAGAAAAACCTGAAAGCGTTGTATGAGATGCATACTCCTGCTTTGCAAAAGTTCTTCTCTTCCCGCAAGAATGCAAACTTCGTTGGTGCTCTTTATGACGGGAACAGCCCCAACGTAACCACTGGCCTGAACGACTCGCCAAATGGTGTGGGCGCTGTGCGCGTATACCACCCTAACATCTACGTAAACACCGTTGACGCAACATCTGGTGGTACGCTCACCCCGGTAGGTACCGAAGGGTACAGTAAGACTGCGGCAGAGATGACCACAGCCCTGAACACCAACTACAGCGACATGGATCCCATTAATGACAAGTTCATCGACGTGATGGCGATCAAATGCAGTGAGCTTAACATTCAGAAGGCGGTTGAAATTGGCGGCATCTGGTACTGGGTAGCCGTAATAGACCGCAAAACCAAGGCACTGATGAACTGGAGCAGCGAGCTGAAAGCTACCATCAGAGCCGCTGAAACTGGCAATGGGCCGAAGGGAATATTGTTTGGACAGCTGAATTTCATTTATGGCGAATTCCTGTGGGTGGTAGACGACTATCTGCCCCGTGCATGGAACAACGACACTCTTAACTTTGAAGGTACCCTCAGCTATTACGGCAAACCAACCTTTGCTACAGGCAAAGACAACTCGCCGGTAGTAGTGCTGGGTGGTGGAGCACTCGGCTATTTGAACTCGGTACCATACCACACTCGTTTCCGTGACTTTAACTTTGGCTTGAACAGTGAGTATCTGGCGCTGAACACCTTTGGTGTATCTCGTGGTGAATATGTGAGCGACGCTAACGCAGCTACATATTATGCTACTGGTAATGCAACCACTACCACCCTGGCTACCGCCGTTGAAGTTACCAACTTCACGTCTGCGCTGTTCTACCATGACAACGGCCTGACCGTATCATAGGGAGGTGATCTATGCGTACAAGCGGATATGATGCAGGTAAAAACAAAAACGTACAGGTAAAGGTGATCACAGATGATTACACCTTTGACGAATATACCGATGGTGGCTACGCCTTTAGTAATAAAGGCGCCACCAGCGCAATTGAGATGATGATACCAGCGGCTAAACCCGGACGCAAATTCACGGCGTATGTAGACACGGCCTGTCCGTTCCGGCTACAGCCACAGTCGGGCGAATACATTGCACTGCCCAGCACCGGTGCCTATGGCACTGCTGATAAATACATCAGTGCTGATGCTGCAGGTGAGCAGGTAACCCTGATTTGCCGCGAAACCGGCAAATGGGCAGCAAAAGATTACACTGGCACTTGGACAAAAGAGAGCTGACCCAGGGGCGGGGGCAATGCCCCCGCCTTGCTCTTTGAGCAATGTATGACATAACAATCGTGACAGGAGGCTTCATGATAAAAATGACGGTAGGTCTTCCGCTGTACAACAGCAAAAAAACGGCATGGTTAGCATTAACCAGCCTGTGCGCTCAACGCAATGTAAGTGAGCCATGGGAGCTGATAGTGGCAGAAGAAGAAACGGAAGACATGGTAGGGGAGAAGACAATACGGTCGTATGAAAAGCGACTGCGTGATGCCGGATGTATTAACATCGTTTATATCTCACTGAGCCAGTGGGTACCTCTGAGTAAGAAATGGCTATTGATGGCGCAGAAAGCAGCTAAGAGCAGCCGACTGTTTTTATTGCAGGCATGTGACTGTTACAGTCAACCGTACCGGCTTGCCGATACGTGGACAACTTTTTGGGAAGGCCAGCCGGGATGCATGTGGATTCAGGCACCTTCTGGGCCTTTTTACAACGTACGCAGCAACAAAGCTGCACTCTTTGATTGGGATAGCCATCCAGTGTATCACCCCTGCGGTTTGAATATGGCGATTCCAACACAGATGTTACTTCGCATCCCTATGGAAAGAGCAACCGTGAGACGTGGAGTAGACAGCTGGCTGTACAAACAATGCCATTGCCCGGGAATACTTTGGATGAGTGATGAGCACGCGCATCTTGGCGTGGATGTGCATGGGCTGAATAAATTGAGTGTAAGCCGTGGAGATCGGATTGACGCAGCAGAACCGCCATTTGTAGAGACAGACTGGAAGCCGGAAGGCAACCTGCCAAAGAAGATTGCCAGCTGGCTGCGGGAAGTTGGTAAGACCTTGCCCGAACAGTATGAGAGATTCCCCCTTATCACTATTGGTGTGATCTTCAGCCGTACTGATGAAGTGATGCAGCAACGGGTGATGGGAAGCATCCACAACTTATACTACAGCAATGTGGAATTTTTGAAAGTGGAAAACTATGATCGCAGCAAAACCATTGGCTATTGCCGCAACCAGATTGTGCAGCAGGCATCTGGCGAGTACGTTGCCTTTATCGATGATGATGACTGGGTGATGCCGGATTATCTGCATGCGCTTGCCGCAATCAGGGAACGGGCGCTGCGCGCTGGCGAAGATCCGGTGGGGGTAATAAGCCACCTTACCCTGATAGATGAAACGCGGTACCAGCATGTGCAGGTGGCAAGCCCGGGCATGTGGAAGCGCCAATATCTGCTCAACCATCCGTTCAGTGAAACGCTGAATAAGCACGTAACCGCCACCATGATGCAGGAAGCTACAAAAGCTAAGCGGCACATTGCCTGCGCCCGTTGGTATTACGGCTACATGTACTGTCAGCACAATGACAACGTAAGCGGCAACCACTGGGGAGACGAGAAAGATGGAATACAAGCAAAAGCATAATCGGCCAGGCATGCCGACCCTGCGGGTGAAGGATCGCCTGCGCGACACCGGGCGATACGTGAACCGTTTTATAATGCCGGCAGAATACGAAAAGCTGCGCCCGGGGATGCCCGTGATGCGCTATGATTTTAAGTTTAACCGGTACTGCTGTTTAACCGTAGAGCAGGATTTGGCCGAATATCTGAAGTTGAAATACCCGGACACGATCTACTTTGTGGATGAGCACAACCAAGAGATGCGCGTACCTGATGAATTCACCGACATCCCGCACCGCCAGATGATGAAGGTAATGGGAGCCTACAACCGTGCTGCTAAAGAGATGGGGATAACCGGTTACACTCTGGTAGGCAAGGCAGATGAGCTGCGCGACCGCTGCCGAGAGCTGAAAGAGAAGGGCGTGGAAATTGATCTGGTAGCCTTGGGAGTGAAAACAGTAGGAGAGGATGATGCCATCGAATCTGAGGAGAACGACCAATGACCTACGAAACATGCATCAACCAGATTCTTGAATTTGCTGGAGAAGGCTATACCGGACAAAGCGCACTTGCCCGAACTGTGTTCAGACAGGTGATAGCAGAGAAGATGCTGGATGCTGCGGTGGGCGATGATGAGTTGCCGGGATTGATGCTGATAGAGGCAAAAACTATGGCTGAAGGGGCTTCTACCATTGATTTGACAACCATTGATGGGTTTATGCAATTGATTGATATTTTCCCCGGGCCAGAAGATGAAGATGGGTATATGTATCGTGAATTCAGCAAGGCAGAACGCGACCGCACCGCCTACGATAATTCATTTTTACCAGGCACAAATGAGCTGGGCTGGTATCGGGTAGGAAAGACCCTTTATTTTGTGCCCACAGCCAATGCAGGCGGACGCACCGTAAACATTAAATACAAGCGCACACCGCTTGACTATGCATCTACAGTTACCGCTGGCAAGTGGGACAACACTACTGAGATGGACAATTACCTTACATACCCGATGCAGAGCTCGTGCATCCTGATGGCAGCAGATAGATTGAAACAACTGGCAGAGAGGCGATAATGAACATCAGTGACATAAAGACCCGATGCATGGATAAAATTGCCGACCTGCGAGACGGCAATGAAGTGGTGCGTGCACTTAATGCCACCATCGAGATTATTAACAGCAAGATACATGGCATCTACGACCGCCGGACGGTGGTTACCGATGGAGAGGCTGCCACGGGCTACACCTTGAGCAGTACCGTGCTTACCTTGAGCAGTGTGTTAAAAGAGCTGCAAGGTGTGTGGGTGAGCGGCTACGACAACCCATGGACTCCAATGCCCCGAACCGTGGTAGCTGCTAACGGAACCAGCACCACGTATGTAGACAACGGTAATGGTTCTATACTGTTTGCTGCGCTGCCTGATGATCCTACTATTTATGTGGAAGGGCTGTTTTGCATAGATGCAGTGAAATACACCGACACCACCCTGAGTGTGCCAGACAGCTGGAAGGCAGGCATCATGGCCGGTACGCTGGTAGACTTGCTGAGTGGGAGCCGCTACGAAAACGACAAACTTTTTGACCGAATGAACGCCATGTGGATGAGTTTTCTCGACGATATCTACATGTGGAGTGAGCGCCGCATCCCGCATTGGGAAGGCCAGGAATATAATTACCAAAACCCCACCGGGTGCATACCCAGTGAGCCAAGCGCCTTTCAGTAGGAACTTATGGGAAAAACAATAGAGCTGCCAATACCGGGAGTACTGAACAATGCCCAGCCGCCAGAGGAGCTGACTTTGCAGGAGATGCAGACCGCCACCAATTGTGAGATGCGCCGCCGTGGAAGATTGGACGTGCGCAAGGGTGAAGTGGACAGCTACATCAACGACGGCTGGAAAGCACTGGTATCTGCCAGTGAAGTAAGCGGTGATATTGAGGATTGGTATATCTGGAACAGCCCACAGTTGCCAGAAGGCTGCTACGACGACGAAGTAATAGTGGTGTATAGCAGCGTGAAGCGGCTGTATGTGATATGGCGAACGGCAGCAGAAGTATGGACAGCCGAGAGTGTGAGCGTGAGCGGTGTTACCTTTGATGCTCCCACCTTTGAATTTCGCCCGGGACGGCAGGTGCTCTTAGTAACGGACAACCAAAACTATCCCTTCCGCATCTGGTTTGATGCAGACAAAGTGCTTCAAGCAGGGATGCTGCGCGTGCCTAACCCGGTGGAGCATGCCACCCTGAGCGCCTATGGCAGCAGTTATGACAGTACGTGGTTTGAAGAAACCAGCAGTGACGACAAGCTGGGCGATTGTGCCATAGTACAGATGGCTTACACCGTGATAGATGAGTATGGAGCAGAGGGCAACCCCAGCCCCCGGAGTTTTAGCCTGAACATGCAGCTTTTTGCCAAAGATGCAGACACTGGCGAAGATGCTCGCTGGCTGGACAGAATAAAAGCCGACAACCTGAAGCTGCCGCCTGATCTGGATGAAGGTACCCTTGACCGGCAGAAATATTTTGGCATTTACCTGAGCATGGCCCGTAACAGTAACGGTACCGCTTATGCACCGCTGCTATACAGTGTGCGGGTGCCGATATATGCCAAGTATGATGAAAGCGGTGACCCGCTGCCAAACGAATATGTACTTACTCAGATGCCCGACGGCAGCATTCAGGCAAGCTACGGCAACCTGGGCGCACCTATATCTGCCCATATCTGCGAGAATGCAGGGATTATTCAGCTGGGCGATATCCGTACCCGGATGGAATTTTTGTGGGACAGTTTTAAATATTACCATCGTATAGAGATAAACAACCCGAATCTGGGGAACATGACGGATGCCAACATTGTCTTGAAACTCGATCAATCCAGTATTAATAACTTAACAGTAGCAGACTTTGCTGTCAGCGATGGTGGTGGTGGCGGTGGCGGCCCCAGCATGGCAAATACCGGGCATATCCGCATCTTTGATGCCGACCGGATGACGCCACTTGCAGTGAACCTGCACCGCATTGATCTTGATGATGACTTTCTGCTGGTAGAAGTACGCATACCGCAATTACTACCCAAGCAGCAGAACTACGTGTATCTGCTGTGGAACCCTGCCAGTGTAGCAGGAACCGGCACTTATACCGGCGCACCTGCGGCCTATAACACCTTTGAGTACGGCAAATTCTTTGCCGTGAACGTAGATACCTGGAGTGAGCAGCTGGTGGTGCCCACCGATAACCGGGTGCGTAATGACAACCATGTGATATGCACCAGCGAAGAAGTGGCTCTGCAGGATGCCTTTGCCGATGCCGAAAGCGCAAGCATTACCGTGCCCAATGTGGCAGATACCAACAACTGCGGTGCCAGTGAAGAAGATTCATCGGCAAGCCATGCAGAGTTTGTGGGGCTGGGCTCTGGCAGTGCATTGATAAAGCTGTATGGCGAAGATCATAACAATAACGCAATCGACTTCGGCGAAAAGACCAACTGGATAGAGTTAGACAATGTAGGGTTTGAAAATGGGCAGTTTACAGTCTTTGGTTTTTGCAAGATGGATAGACTTGGCGTTGCTTTAAATACTTGGTATAGTCTGCTGTTTTCGTGTGGACAAAGTGGGGACACTTGGGACTTTTTTGGATTGCGCTCAAAAGCGGTATCTTCTCTTACAACCATTGAATTCTATGACTCTAACGGTGGTGCACCTATCGTAGAGAACTACCGGCTTCTTCAGACAGATAATTATTTTTGCTATGTTATTAGCGTAGATATGATTAACAACAAAGCCTTTGTTTTCATTGAAGAACTTTCGACTAAAACAATTTTGTATATAAAAGAGATAACCGCATTAGATTTCTCTGAAATTTCGGGTGTTGATAAAATCACTATAGGAGGAGAGTATTTTCTGGATGGGAGTACTACGAACTTTAGCCCTGACAACTATTATCATTCTCAATTCAACGTAATAAAGGACATGTATGTAAACAATGCATCCAAGGTGCGAGCGCTGCGAATGTTTATGCCCTACTTTGAAACCGAGATGGTGGGCATAGAGTGGTGGGATGACACCAACCAGATAGCCAACGGAGATTTCAGCACGACGGACAACTGGGTTACGGGTACGGGGTGGAGCATTAACACGGTATCTGGTTTAGCCCGCTGTGATGGATCGCAGAGCACGGTGAGCGACCTCACCCATACATCCTTTGTATTACGCCACAACGAGATGACTAAGATACGGATAAAGCTGCAAAACGTAACCGCGGGAGGTATTTTAGTGTGCAGCACGGCATCAGTGTCGGTTGGATATCATCCACGTTTTTTATCTTCGGACGGAACGTATGACATACCCATAGAAGAAAGTGGTGATACCTATTTCTTTATACGGGCAACCAGCAGCTTTGCCGGTGAGATAGACTTTGTGTATGGTTATCGGCCAAAGTACAATCAGAATGTCACCTTTGGCGAGACCAAGGAGATAGAGTGGAAGGATTACCCGCAGCGGGTAGTATGGACACAGCCCCGTGGCTTGAATGTGCCTGCTGCGTTTTACCGTGACTTCAAGGAGCGGGTAAATGGTTTGATCCCGGTGCGTGGCGGTAACGAAGAGCAGGACAGGGCCGTAACGGTAGTGCTTACCCGCAACCGTTTTTGCACTTTTATGCTTGAAGGCAGCGCGGATGCCTGGGCTGCAAGCCCCAGTGCCATAATAGAGGCGGGTGAGAACCAGGGCATCCTGCAGAAATACGCATGGTGCGAGATGGACGGAATTTTGTATTGGATAAACGAGCAGGGCCTGATGCGCTGCCGTGACGGGCGCACTGTAGAGCGGCTGGCGGTGGGGCAGGATGGCTTTGACACAATAGATTTAAGTATAACCAGTGGTGCCACTTACCGGCTGATACCATGCCCGGTGCGCCACCAGATATTAATAGTGCGTAATTCATAGGAGGAATGATGGAGAAGAAGACAGGGGCTTTGCCCCGGGTTGCTTTTGGCGATGTTTCCGACAGCTATGCTGACTTTGCGATAGTGCGGGAGACACTAACCGATGGAGAGATCAAAGAAATTACGCCTCCCGATTTTGCGGCATGGGCGATAGTAGAGAGTAATGAAGATGTACGGGCGTATCGCCGGGTTACTGGTGAATACCGGCAGAGCATGGATCATTCTCTGCCTATGATCAACGTTAGTAGTTTTGGTTTACAGCGTACCGCCTCAGGTGAACAGACGGTAACTATAACCTATTACCTTTTTGCAGGTTAAGGGGGGAGTACATGGTTGGACCTATTGCAGTAAACTCTGCGCGATGGAAACGTAAAGATGGTGATTTGGTACCTCGAAAAGATGGAGAAGGAGTAAGGGTAGATGAGCTTAACGGAGCAGATATTAAAAACGCTCCTGCTGATCTTGCGCTGGCCGCAGATGGTTCTGGTGGGCTACGGTTCATTGACCTCAGCTACGCAAGCGACGCTTACGGCGTGTGCTATGATCTCGACACCGGTGAGTTTACCCGACTGGGCACACTTGCGGCTATCTCTGCCACGTACGATACAAGCTACAAGCCGCTCAGCAATGTACCCGATTTGCTGTTGCCGATACAGCGCAACATGCGCCGGTGCCTGCTGAAAGATGACCGGACGGTAAACTACTATTGCAGCGCTACGGACACAACCAAAAAGGCAAACGGAGAAGCTGCTGTGCTTGATGGCACCGATGGGCAAGTGATGGTGGAAATTCCTGCGCACTGGTGGAAATTCGAGCGTATAGGCAACAAGCTGTACTGGTGGGTCGCTCCAACAGAAAAGACGGGTTATGGATGGAACTACTTTCCCAAAAATTATTATGGTACATACGAAGGGCAGTTGTATGACCATAGCGCTGGCAGTATTGTAGGCGGCCAAGGTGGAGCCGATACAGCCAACGACAAGCTCTGCTCGGTAAGCGGAGTAGAAGCGCATACTGATGAGACAATCGTAGAATATCGTGACATAGCAACGAATCGTGGCACCGGTTGGTATCAGCAAGCAAATCACATTGACGCCGCAGTTGCACGACTCTATCTCATTGAGTATGCCAGCTTTGACACGCAAAGCAAAATATCGGAAGGTTTAACGAATGCGAGTAGTGGAGATTGGGGCGCATATAATGGCTATTGCCCGCTGCATGCCGCAGGCATTACTAACAGTTTAGGTAACACCTCCGGTGAAGTAGCGCTGAACATCGAAAATTTCGTCGATGGAACGGGGACGTTGAGCACACAGGCAATGAGTTATCGCGGAATAGAGAATTGGTATGGGCATCTTTGGAAGTGGCTGGACGGAGCGAACGTACACAACAGCCTTGCCAGTGGCAGCAGATTGTATTTGTGTAGCGATCCTGCAAATTTCGCAAGCGACACCTCAACCAATTATGAGTTAGTCGGGACATTGCCGCAAACCGCGAACTATTACGACGTATTACCTCTGGATAACGGGTTTTACCCATCAACAACAGTAAAAGGCTCTACCACAGGGTTGTGCGATTACTTTTACACGGCTTACCCGGCTGAGGGGTGGCGTGTCGTGGCTGTTGGTGGTCGCGCGAATTACGGTGTGCCGGCGGGCGCTTTCTGCGTTCTTTCGTATTACGATTCCTCGTATGGCACTTCGAGCCTTGGCGGTCGTCTCTGCGCGGCTGCTGGAGAGTAACAGTATGAGAACAAGCATCTCTGGTAGTGTCGTGGCTGTTGGTGGTAACGCGAATAACAGTGTGAAAGCAGGCGCTTTCTACGTTAATTCGAATAACGATTCCTCGAATGACAATTCGAACATTGGCAGTCGTCTCAGCTTATCTAAACCTTATGCCAGAGTTGCTTTGCCTCTTGGCAGAACACAAAGCAATGCCTCATTACGTTTTGGTACCATTGAGAATGGGAAGAATCGGAGGTGAAATAAGCAGATGAAACGATATAACAACTTATATCAAAAAGTGTATGAAATGGAAAATCTGTTGATGGCCCATAAAAACGCTCGCAAAGGTAAGGCACACTACAAAGAGGTTAGGGAGATAGACCAGGATACTGAGAAGTCTTTGCTTAGCCTTCAGCAATTGCTTATGAACAAAACGTTTGAAAATTCGGCATACACGCACATAACACGCACTATGAAAAGCGGCAAGGTGCGTAAGATTGCCAAGTTGCCATACTACCCAGACCGAATAGTGCATCATGCGATCATACAAGTTGTTGGAGATATTTGGAAAAAAAGATTCATTAACAACACGTATGCCTGCATAAAGGGGCGGGGTATCCATAAGTGTGTGAGGAAAATAAAGCAAGACTTGATAAACAGAGAAGCAACACGGTATTGTCTTAAAATGGATGTTAAGCAGTTCTATCCATCGGTTAATCATGACGTATTGAAGATGATTATTCGAAAGAAGATAAAAGACAAAGATTTGCTTTGGTTGTTAGATTTAATCATTGATTCTGAAGAAGGGCTTCCTATCGGGAATTATTTAAGCCAATTCTTGGGGAATCTATATTTATCAGAGATTGATCATTACATTAAAGAGCAATTGCACTGTCATTACTATTACCGCTATTGTGACGACATGGTGATATTAAGCGATAACAAGCGTTGGCTACACGATATACGCATAATCTTGGAATCTCAGCTGAGTACTATACGTCTTGAATTAAAGTCTAACTGGCAGGTGTTCCCCGTTGCTTCCAGAGGCATAGATTTTCTTGGCTATCGTTTTTTCCACGGGTATACATTGCTTCGTAAAACTATTGCTAATGGCATAAAAGAGAGCATGAAAGAAGTCAAGCAAAAGTGGGAAAGAATACCTGCTCAGACTGTTATATCGCGAGTCATGAGCTATTATGGATGGATGCAATACAGCAATTGTCGTAACCTAAAAAACAAACATATTGATGATGAAATCTTCTGGATAGTGAAGCAGAAGGCGAAAGAGCTCGGCATTGCAAATCCCCTCCAGGGGGCAGCATGAAAAAGTTTAGTGACTTTGCCAAAGAGAAAGTGCTTGATGGAGAGAAGATGCGTATTGACGACGTGCTGAACGAAGACATAAAAGTGGTTAACTTCACGATTAAAACGTCAAAATATCCAAAGAATAACAGCGGCAAGTATCTTACTTTGCAAATAGAGCGAAATAGCCGGAAATATGTTGTTTTTACCGGTTCTGATGTTTTGATAGAACAAATGGAAAAGTATGGAGATGAGGTTCCATTTGAGGCGACAATCAGAAAAATCAATCGATACTACAGTTTAACTTAGGAGGATAGGATGAGGATGAGCGAAAGCAAGCTACGGCAGCCTGATGTGATACCGCAAGGGCAGGCCAAGCTAATTAACTTCAATCATGAGCAGGTTACCCGAACAGGTGAGGATGGACTGACTGAAGCCTTTTGGAGATGTGAGCAGGTGCGGGTTCATGCCTACGCATCTCGCGGTGCGATAATTTCAGCCATAATCCGTAACAAATATGATGAGCCGGGGCAGGAAGCTGCACTTATTAACAATGCTATTGCAAACCCAGAAGAGGCTACAGCACAGGCAGAATACGCAGAATACCAGCAGCGCCGGCAGATGGCAAAAGCCGTAGCAGATAGCATCCAGTAAAGGACGAACATGAGTGAAGCAGACGTTAGAATCGCAAAACTCGAACAGAGACAGGAGAGCTGCGAGTCTCGATTGTCCGCTGTAGAAGACACACAGAAACAGATCACGGAGATCAGAGACCTTCTGCTGGTTATACAGTCTGATTTGCAACATGAGATCAAGGACTTCGATGATAAGCGTCTGCGCTGCATGAAGGAATTCGACGCACGCTACGTGCAGCATTCGCAACTGAACAGCTGTGTGCAGAAGCAGATCGATAGTGACCGCGAGAAGCGGAGTGAAACCACCAGCCGCAGCACGCTGATATTTGGCAGAGTTTTGGATATCGCCTTTAAGCTCTGCGTGGTACTGGCGGCAGGATACGCAGTGTACAGCGCTGCGATGGGAGGATAGGGTGATAAAAGAGATAATCGGCGCAGTGGCAGGAGCAATAAAACCAGCTACAGACTTGGTGGATAATCTCACCACCACCACCGAAGAAAAAATGCAACTGCGCAATGCGCTGGAACAATTACAGAACCAAGTAACCACCAAGCTGATAGACTATGATACCGAAGTGGCAAAGGCAAAAGCTGAGATCATGAAAGCAGAATTGCAGCAGGATGACAAATTTACCAAGCGAGCACGTCCATGGATTATTTATGGCGGATTGATTGCGCTGGGGCTTAACCACATCATGCTACCATGGGCGGCATGGATAATGACAGCGGTAGGCGCAACCACCGAAGCATTACCAGCAATTAACCTGCCAGGTGAATTTTGGCTTGCATGGGGTGGGGCGGCTGGTGTTTACGCTTTTCGCCGGACTTCTGAGAAGCTAACCAAGGCAAAGGGGTAGGATATGGATAAGCTCTATCATTTCTGCGGCTGTGCCGTAGTGGCCTTTGGTGCCGGGGTGCTGTGGAAGAACCCGGCGGCAGGCTACGGTGTGGCGGTAACGGCAGGCATCCTGAAGGAAGAAGCAGACGATCGGCCCGGCGGCAGCGGCTACGACAAACTGGATATCCGGGCTGATGTAATGGGCGCGCTGGTAGGGAGCTGCGCTGCAATGCTGGTGTTGTGATGGCGCAGGAAGTTTTTGTTTTTGATGCCCGTCGTAACGCGGTGACGGGAAAATTCGGCAACATGGATATTGTGCGGGGGCAGCCGCTTACCGGGGGTAAATGGTTGAAGAACGTGGTTGTGTTCCAAAACACTGACGGTGATCTGAAAGAGTACCCATCCAGCAGCAACACATCAGAGACGGCGACCGTGCGCACAGCACGGTATGCATTAGATGAAGCGGGAGAAGAGCGGATAGGCAAGATAAAAGTGGTGTATGAAGGCACTGCTACAGTGATGGTGTACAGTTACAACCACCGTTACGAGACTACCCCGTACCGGGTGATTACCTGCACCGGAATAAGCAGTGACACATGGTTTGTGTTACCGCTGAACGTGAAATCTTCGTTTATAGAGATACAAGTGAGTGGGTTTACCACTTTGAAGGCAATTTTCATACAGTAGGAGGCAGGGATGGCATGGTATTCTGCACCGTTAGTGCTAGGAGCGATTGACAGCGCGAGACATTATTTTAACAAGCCCAAGCAGCAGCAGCCGGACACGGGCTGGATGCAGAGATTTATAAACAATTGGAAGGGTGAAGTGAGTTCTAACACCACCCAGAATCGCATTATGCGGGATGCGCAGCGCACCATAGGCGCGAATGCCACCAGAGCGAACCAGCAGATAGGGTATGATTTGGCACGTACCGGAAATGAAGGATTAGCCGCCAGTGCAATACTGCAAACGCAGAAGAACAGCAACGCAGCGGGGCAAAACGCATTGCAGTATGCCAGCAGGCAGCAGGAGCAGGACAACACCCGCTACCAGAATAAAATAGAGAATCTGGAGATGATGCGGGAGCGGATAGAGGCAGAGGCGCGGCAGCGGCACAACGTGGCAATGGATGAATGGAAGCAGGGCTGGGGCGATGTGGCCATGAATACCGCTGGTCGATTGGCAACCGCCGGGATGAACGAGATGGCACGCAATGCAGCAGAGCTGAAACAGCAGGGCACCAGGGAAGAGAGCGCAGGCATCCTGAACAAACTGATGGACGGGAGCCTGAACGATGCTGACCTGCAGGAAGCAGTACGCAGCGGCGCAATGACGGTGAACGAAGCATGGCGCTACGCACAGACCATGGACAGCCAGGGTGATGACCAAGCCTATTTTGATGCAGTGAAAAAGCTGGCAGGTGGCACGCACGAATGGAACCCTGAATTTGATACCGGGCAGAACATGAAGCTGCTGCAACTGAGTATACCGGATGAAACCAACTCTGGAGAAGCGTATTACAACGAGCTGGCAGGGATATTGAAAAGTGACCGGGCATTTGATCCGAAGATGACGACACAGCAGAACGTGAATATACTGCGTAGCAGCCAGACGGCAGACACCGGGGAAGAGCAGAACAAAGTGTATTATGGCATGAGTACCAACCCAGACCTTACCCCGGAGCAGGTAGATGCAGCGGTAAATGCCGGAGCAATAACGCCACAGATGGGTTTGAACCTGCAAAAACGCTTTGCCACGGAAGATATTGAGACCGACTGGTACAAAGGCGAAGATGGGCTGGAGCACCAGCAGGCAAACATTAATGGACAATGGGTGGACACTGGCATCACACGCAAGGCAAACTACAATGCCAGCGCAGACAAACGACAGCAAAAAGCACAGCAGGATTTGGTTACCTTTGGCAATGAACTGGAGGTATACTCGAAGTTTACTAATAATGCCGCAGCTGAGGATATGCGAGACCTGGTAAGTAACATTACCACCATCCCGCTGGATGAGGCGCAGGACAGGCTGTATAATTATGTTAACGGAATGGACTTGCCTATCAAAGGTGGAAATAGCATTGAATACCCTGGACCAAAAGGGGAAAAGATAAAAATAACTTTGGCCGGTGACAGCGACGAGGCGAAGTTATTTGATGCACGGATGAAGATTTACACCCGGCTCACTAAAGCGTTGAACAACATACGGCTGAATATGGGCGAGCAGACGACGCCTGATAATTTTAATGATGACTTTAATCAGTTTGATTGGGACTAAGCAATGGCACAATATAACAGAGACCAATACCTCTTTGCACAGAAGATGACAAGTAAGTACAGCGTGCCTGCATACCGGGCAATGCTGCAACCAGAGCAGCGAGATAAGCTGCAAAAGATGCAGAACTACTTGAATACCTATCAGCAGAATTTTGAGGCTGAGGAGCGGCAAATGGCGTTTAATACGCTGCCGCTGGACGAACGAACGGGGCAGGGATTACCACAACCACGCAGGGAGCGCATTGAATCTTTCTCTCAGATGCCGCTTGATGAGAGAACAGGGGAGACTTTGCCTGAGCGTCCACTGGAGAAAAAACCGGGGGTATTTCAGCAGATGGTTGATGTGTTCAGGAAGAAACCGGAGCCGGCAGCAGGGCCTACCGTAGACCTGGCAGACCCACAGTCAGAAGAAGATGAACAGCTACAGGACTATATAGCACAGAGGGAATACGCTGTGCATCGTATATCTCCGGCAAAAGCATATGAGATGATGCAGCTGAAGCCGATGTACAACCCTAATGATTACTTGAAAATGCTTGATCTTGAAGAAGAAAAATATTACCAGAAGAAATACCAACAGATGGATGATACTGCGCGTAATGCTTTTGCTGAAGAATGGGGAATACCAGCAGAGAAAGTGTTCAGCGAATATGCACCGATAAAAGGGCCGGTTTCTGTTCCTGAAGATTACACTGGACGCGCGGGATTTGAGCCGGTGATGGATGCTGCCACACCGACGCTCAGAGCTGAAGCGGAAGAACGCAAGCAAAGGATCGCCGACACAACCATTATGCTTGATGCATTAGCTGCACCATTTGCCGAATTGCCGGTAAAGAAGATTGAAGGGTTAGTTGATGTAACTAATGCAGCGCTTAGTAAGATTACAGGCATCAACGTACCGGATGACAGAGGTGGCGCACTGGCTGAAGTGCGTAAAGTGCTGGATGAAGTAGGCGGAGCAGCAGCGGAAAAATACACAACCGCTGCCAAGGTTGGTGGCGCCGGAGCTGGTTTAGCAGAATTTATCGTTGATCTGGCTGTACTGAAGGGAGCGACCGGGATAACGAGCACCCCTGTTCTTTTTGCCATGAACTCAATGGTAAACAATGCGCCTGAAGTGGTTACTGGGCAGATAAGCAGAGAGGACTATCTGAAGTCAATTGGAGTGAGTGGGTTAACCGGTTTAATGTTTAATGCGACAACCGCCGCAGCACGGAGCATTGGGGCAGAGAAGGCAATAGCTGGCAAATTGGTAAAATGGATGCCGGAAAGCATGAGCGTGGGCGAAGCCGCAGCGTTGTCCGGCAAACTTGGTCGAGTATTAGGAGCCCCCATCCCAGCAGCAGGGGCAGCGGCAGCAGGAGCAGGCAGCCAAGTGATGCAGAACGTGCTTAACCACGAAGACGATATACTGAAGGGAGTGCCAGAGAGTGCAACCCAATTAGCGCTCTACAGTTTTATTACCTCAGTAGCGCCCATGGTGGTGGGGCCAAACCGCATACGTGGTGCAGAGCTGAAGACCGGGATGAAAGCTGCACAGAAGATGTTCGATGAGACGCTGTTCAGGCAGCAGGTAATTGACCACAAAGTTCCTGACCACGTGATATTGAGTGCGCGACAGCTACGCGATATATGGCAGACCGGCAAGCTGACAACTGCAGAAGAAAAGAGCCTGGTGCAAGAGCTGATGGGTAAAAACGATGCCACGATAAAAGATTTGATACGCAGCAAGCATGGGCTTGATATCGAGATAGGGGCAGGCAAGATTGTGCGGCTGGTGGATAAACCATATTGGAGCAAGATCAAAGGCATTTTCCGGCTTGATCCGTACATGAAGACGGTGAAGCGTACAACCGGCGAGATGAAAGCGTACCGCACCAGCTATGGCAAGCGGCTGGGTGAGCAGCTGAATGAGGCTGAGCAGGCGATATTGGCTGGAGATACAGCAGCAGCGCAGCGCACCATGGGGCTGATAGATGCGAACCGCAAAACCATATTGAAGAATGCAGAAGGTGATGCGCCGGTGATAAAGAAGCGCATTGCTGCCATAGAAACACAATTGGCAGGAGGAGCCGTTGAAACGCAGGAACCGCTGGAAGTGCCCGCACAACCCACCAAAACAGAAATACGCGAACAAGCCGAAGACACTACAAAGCCAAAGGTAAAGAGCAGGAAGCCGAAAGCAAAAAGTAAGAAGCCAAAGGCAGAGCGCAAGAAGCAGAAGACCTATGTACGTACCAGCAAGGGAGTATTTGAAGTAGAGCGAGAAACTGATAAAAGCTGGATACTTACCAATGGTACCATTGCGCGCAAAAGTGCCAAAGGCAACAGCATATCTACCGAGATGGCATATAAGCGAAGTCTTGCCCGGCGCAAAGCACCCAGTAAACGCAAAGTAACCGACGAGGTGAACCTGCGCACCAGCAATATCACGCCAGAGCGCACACCATTTCTTGACCATTTTAAAAGCACCGGGATGCAAACCAGTGATGTTGATTTGAAGAACTACCGCATCGGGATAAAGCCATTATTCAGCAAAGACGGTGTGGAGCTGGACAGAGTAATGGAGACCCTGAGTGATGATCATCCATTATGGGCTATGACGCAGGGTGATACCGAAGCGTACAAACAAGGACTGCTGGACGAGATCGACAAACTGTATAATCTTGGTGATGGGAGATGGGATGAAGTAGAGATGGAGCAGCAGGAAGCACTTGCACACCAGCGCCAGGCAGAAGAAGAAGCTGCACAGCTTTTGAAGAAAGCTGAGAAGATACCGGCAATGGATCTAAACTTGAATGACAAAGTAAAGTGGGTAGACCCGGAAACCGGGCTGGTGCATGAAGGAGTGGTGGTAGATGAAATGCCATGGTCAAAGGTGATTCAGAATAACGTGACAATGGAACTTGATGACTTTGAATCTTTGTATGTGCTGGATGTGCAGAAAGCTACCCCAGCTGAGGTGGCAGAGAAAAAAGAGGAGTTTGAGGAGAGTACGCAGCCTACTGAGGAGCAGCTGGAAAACGGGGTAATCCCTGAGCTGGACAACCCGATGGCGCAGTTTGGGCGCCGGGCAAATGAAAAAGCAGAGCAGAGCGAACTCTTTGGCGAAGCAGAGACGCCAGCAAAGGGCAAAGCACGACAGTTACCCAAGGATGAGCTGAAGAAGCTGGAAGAAAAGAAGCTGGCTGCCATCCAGACTGGAGGCAAAACAGGAGACGAGATTAAGGCATTGCAGGACAAAGCCCGGGAAGATGCTCGCCGGGAGCTGGAAGAAAAGTATTATGGCCGTGAGATTGACTTTGAAGAAGGTGAGAGTGGAGAGCCAGTGCAGGAAGGCAATGAACCGAAGAAAATAACAAAAGCAAACATAGAGAATAAAACTGAATCTAAATCTCAAAAATTACTATCAGGTAGGGTAAACTACGGAACAAGAAAGGTGGTCAATCGATCTGGGGAAAAGATACCTTCACAATTGGTTGAACAAATAGAAACAGATGGAATCACTGTAGAGCAGCTGGATGAATTAGACACTCCTGTATTCAGGTATGAAACGCAAATAACAATACATGGAGAATTTGATGTTAAAACCATGGGGAGAATCGCTGGATATAAGAACTTATTCCAAAATAAGAATAAGTCTTTGGGCGTTAAATATACAGCAATAGACGTAAACAAAAAAAAGAAAATAAGTGAGGCATTATATTTAGCCGAAAGGTACAACAGGATAAAAAAGCGAGGCAAGAACATATTTGGTTACCATAAAGACAGTAATGGAACCAAAATATATTCTTACAAGAGGTTTGATTCAATTAAAGAAGCCAATGAAAAAGGGATGCCTGAGATAAAAAAAATTTTTAAGACAATCCCGGACAATTATATTGGTAATAAATATATCACAGCATTTCAGTCTTATGGTTTAGTATATCTCGGTGTTGAAATAGACTTAAAGGGGATTTATGAAAAAGACGTAGAGTCGTTCATTGCCTTTGTTACTGACGGTTTAATTAAAACTGAGAAGGATACAGATAAGATAAATAAGTATTTAGACAGATACGACGATCTCATGGAGCAAAAGCGAAGTGCAAAAAGCAAAAGGAAACGAGCAAGGAATCAGCAGAAGATAAAAGATTTCCAAGAAGCATCGCCTTATAAAGAATACAGTGAGATGCCTGAGAATGTAGCGTTTAGGTATGGTGTTGTGAGATCAGATTATACAGGAGATGTAGGTGTTGTAGTATATGAAATAACCAAGGACAGAGGACGATGGTATAAAAGGCAGCTGGGTAAAGCTTCAAATTGGGGAGATGTAAAGAACATCGCTGTTGATAGTGATAGCCCAAGAAAACTTTTAAAGAAATCTGATATTGATTACTTGAAAAAGAACATAGCGAATGGCGGAATTTTCGACATTACAACAACAAAAGAGAAATCGCAGCCAGCCGACCAATTACCCGACGCCAATCCTGCTCCCCTCACAGATAAGGGGAGCAAAATCCCCGTGGAAGCGGGTGGCACAACCGAGCAGCCCGCTCCGGTGGTATTTACCGAGGGGCAGCGCAAGGTATTGAAAGCCTATGGAGCACTGAGTGCGCCGGAGGCAGAGCAGCTGGAAGTGCTGAAGATAGATGGAGCCATAAAGCTGCTGAACCAGCGGATGAACCAGGCTGAGGAGAACAGCGATATAGACCAGATGAGTACCATAGCCAAGCAGTTACGCGCCGAGGAGCGCAAGATGAAGCGCTTAAAAAAAAACTACGGGGATACAAACAAAGAACGCTATGCTATAGATGTGGACGAACTGATACAGGAGATGAACGAGATTCAGGATTTATTGATTGGTGAGAGCGACCCCGGAAAACTGGCAGAGCTGCGAGATCGGGCTACGATAGTAAAGGAGATGATAGACGAATATCAAGGGGTGGAGAAACCGAAGGTTCGTAAGCAGAGTACCCCGAGAACAAAAACCGGCGGATCTATGCTGAAAAAGATACAGCGAGACCAGAAGGGCAATGCTATCGGCATTCGCAGCATTGTAGAGTTTGTAGACAAAAATCTACCGGTACACACCTATTGGCGCAAAGAACAGACCAGCCGCAAATACCCGGCGCACTACAATAAACGCGGTGGTTTCATCCGCAGTCGGGCGATAAACTCTCAGATTGTATTTCATGAGCAGGGGCATGCCATGTATCAACGCATCATAGAACATGACAACGGGTTTGCCAGGAAGTACGGCAAAGCATTGAAGGATGTAGCCAGGATGGACATGAGCATGGCCAGTGCCAATAATGCACATGAGGGATTTGCAGAGTGGCTGCGAAGATATATTGTGGCGCCAGAGACAATACAGGGTTTGAGTATTACCCCTAAGATTGAAGCCTATCTAACCGAGCGTTACCCACAGGCAAAGAAGGTATTTGATGACGCAGGACTGATGATGGATGCTCACAAGTCACGAGGCAAAGCCGCGCAATTCAGGAGTGCAAGCTCCGATTTACCGCAGCAGAAAATATTTGAGCACATCCGCGAAAAAGCAGGTATGCTGGGAGTAACCATCGCCAGAGGCTACGGGGTGGAGCATTTTGATCGTAAGATTGTAAATGAGATCATCAAAGAAGCACGTACACGCGCAGAGGGGATACGGCAAGCCCGGAAATGGCGCAGAGAGACGCTTGACGCCGTAGATCCAAAGGCCAGTTATCAGCAGATAGTACGCATCCCGGCAGAAGTAAACGATGTGTTTTATGGCACAGAGCATGGGCGCAACGGGGTAAAGGTGATCGGTGAAGACGGCAATTACCGGTATCTTTATGATAAATCATTCAGGGAGATTTTTGAAATGGTTGGCAATGATCGATGGAATGATTTTCAGGATTACGTATGGGCCAAGGTAAGCAAAGAGCGTTGGGATGTGAAGCGGGTACGGTATCCGGGGATATTGGATGGGATAAAGCCAAAAGACCTGGAAGAAATCGCAGCCAGTTACGAAGAGGACAGTCCAGACTTTCCCGTGCTTCTGAATGAGATGAACCGGTATTTTGATGCATTGCTTGATGTTGCGCAGCTGAGCGGAGAATTCAGCGAAGATGCAGTGCAGGCTATGAAGGACACCTATGACGTGTATGCTCCCATGCTGCGAGAGACTCCTGATGGGATACGCACAATAACCGGAAGCCGCACTACTCCCAGCAGTGGAATAAAGGGTGTGAGAGGGGGGAGCTTAAACCCGTACAAGAACCTGCTGGAGTCGGCAGAAAAGCGAACCAGAGATGTATTGGGTGGGTATTACTGGAATAAACTGATTGGTGATCTGTACAAAGTAGGGCGAGAGACAAGCAGCGATGAGACGTTACCCTATGATGTACGCAAGATGGCCGGAGAAATGATCACGGAGCTGCATCTTGACACGACAGTACCGGTACATCTTACTGAGGCAGAACAGCGACAGATCATTGCGGATTATTTAAATGAGAAGGAGGCAGAACAAGTGCCAGATGGCATGATGACGCTGGATAAGCTGGAAGCCGATGACATAGACTTTGCGCCTGGGCACATGCCGATATTCAGAAAGAAAGCACCCAATGCAGTATATGTGGTAGCTCCGACCATCCCAAATAAAGGCAGAGTGTATTTGCAGATTAATGATCCGGTGCTTTTTTCGGTATTTGCTGAAAGCAAAGAACCGGCAAAAGTACTCAAGGTGATGGACAAACTGTTTGGCCCGGTAGTGGTGGCATGGAAGCCAGAGATTACAGGGACAATACCATTTGCTTTGATTAATGGGTTGGCGCGAGACATAGCCAATGCTTCGTTTATGGGTACGGGATTGAAAGGTGCAATTCCTTACTATTATTTTCTCAAGGGAGCAGCAGGACGAATCACCGGAAAAAGCAAGGACATACGTAAATCCAGTGAGTTGCTGGTAAAATCATTGGAATCTGCAGGAAGTGATGCGCAGAAGATGCGCCGTGATAAATTTATGGAAGAGCTGCGTAAGGGAATTGTGTTGCCGGAGTGGAGGCGACTGGGCTTTACTGATAAAATGTTAGCGATACCGGGGGTTGCCATGCATGCAGCATTGAAGCCGCTACATCTTTTTTTGTATGGGACTGGGCAAATACAGTTGAGTGAGCTTTTGGAAACACTGCCTCGTGAAGGTGCAGCCATGCAAGAGAAAGAGAAAGGTGGAAGTGACCAACGGGTGAGCATGGCGTATGATACGATTACCGGTAACTTTGCAGAGCACAGTGGCAGCGCTGATGTGCGCGCGATAATGCATACACTCGGGTTTGTTCAAGCAGGCCTTAACATTAGCTATCGCCAGTTTTTAAAACTGACCGATCCGTTAGATTGGAAAAAAAATCTGATGCGTTTAGCTTGGAGCGGAGTAGGGATAACGGCAATAACCTGGGCTCTGAAAGAGTTGCTGAGTACTGAACAGGACAATGAACGAGAGAACGAACGGCCAGAGGAAGATAGATTTGCCTACATGGACATCAAGGGATTGCGAATACCTTTTGATTATGGAATGATTGGAGGATTACAGACATTTACATGGAACGTGCTGGACAGCACCGTAGGAGGTAAGTCGTTAGCACGGCGCAAGCTGTTTGCCAAGGCAATAGCAAAACGAGTGATCGATGCTCCAGGTCCTACTGCGTTGATGGCGCCACAGGTGAAGGCTTGGATTGAGATGAAAGCGAACTACAGCTTTTATTTTGATAAAGAGATTGAGCCATGGTGGATGCAAAACCTTCCGGAGGAAGAGCGGAGATATGCTGCAACACCTGAGATTTACAGCAAGGTTGGAAAATTGGCAAAGATGAGCCCGTTGAAACTCAAGTACTTGGTAGATCAGGGTTTCAATAGACAGTACAGTTATGCCTTTGGTCTGGCACAACGTGCCAAACGGGGAACGCTTGATGCAGAATACTTGCTGCGCGAGCCTGCCGACATCCCGTTTATTGGGAGGTTGTTTATACGTGAGCCCCTTGGCTGGGGTAGTGAATCGGTAAAAGTAGTGTCAGAGGCTGCGAATGATGCGGCTAAAGCAGAAGAGCAGATGCAGCAGGAGCTTGCATCTCTGGTGCAGCAATATGGTGAAGGCTGGAAAGATACCGAAGCCGGGCGAGCCGTTTCGCTGCAATACATTACACTGAAAAAGATGAAAGAAGCGCAGCAAACAATAGATGCTATTTACAAAAAGATAAAAGAAGAAGAAAAGAAAGAGAAACCAGACTGGGGCAAAGTGTATGCTTCAAGACAAGCAATGACCCGGACTGCACAAGAAGCATTAATGGCAACGAAATTACTGGAGGAAAAATGAAGGTGATAGACATTACTTCTCGGTTTATGGATAACGCCATAGCAGAGAAAGAGCACCGCAATGCGGTGTGGCACTGGACGGGTGGAGGAACTGCCCAGGGAGCAATTGACTGGCTGGATAAACGGCTGGAAGGAAAGGGCAGTGTAGGGTACAATTACATTATCGGGCGAGACGGAAGCGTGTATATGCTGGCAGATCCGCGAACGCATTACATGCACAATACAGGCTCACACTCAACCATCCCGTCTAAAGGCACAGTCTCGATATCTTTTGCATGCCGCAATGCAGAGCATGGCATTACCGAACTGCAGATTGCAGCAGCACGAGAGCTGGTGCGGCAGCTTAATGAATGGTTTGTGCTTACACACTACCATCATGCACAGGTGAACAGCACAAAAATAGACTTTCCCAGTGATATGTGGGAAAGCCTGAAAGAAAAGATCGGTATTTAGTTACCAGATTGATTTCAGAAAAGCCTCTGTAGTGGAGGCTTTTTTTGCGTATGCCTCACGAAACCGTGATTGCAGTTCGGTGATATTGGTAAACCAGGTAATGTATGCCGCGGCATATTTCTCTTCATTTTGTCGCATCAGCGAGAGACAGAGGCGGAGATTTTCGATCTGAGCGGCGAGAATGGAACGAGGCGGCGCTTTTTTGATAAGGCTGAGGTATTTTACCAGATGCGTTTTTTGATCGCGCAGAGAGAGCATTTGGAGTTTTGAGTAACTTTTGAATTGGTAGGCGGCAAAGTCTTTTGCCCGGCGCTGCAAGAGGCGGCGAGAAAGTTCCCCAAATGGGAACACCCATACGGCAGCAATGAGGGGCAGTGTGATGAGTGATGTGAGTTTGGATATTTCGGTGATGAGTTTGCTGTTGGAATCTACCAGTTGGCTTATCATTGATGGCCAGTCTGAATCTTGTTTTGTTTCTTCATTATTTTTTTTTACCCCGACTGATTTAACTGATACATTTTCATTCTTCATGACTCCTTCTCCGGCGGTAAGCCAGGCTACGCTTACTCCATATTCCTTATGGAGTATTTCAATGTCGCTAATCGAAGGGGTACTTTGACCACGCTTCCAATCAGGCACTATATTATAGGATTTACCCAGCTTCTGAGAAAGCTCAAACTGAGTAATTCCATATTTTTTCTAAACGTCTCGATTCGCTCCACAAGGGCATCCACATTAATCTCCTATTAAAAATGGAATATATCCACAATTTTCCACTTGACATGGAATAATTCCACAGCATCTTTGGTCACGGATAATCATCATAATGAATCACGCATAGGAGGTAAGATGCAAGAAAAAAATTTCGCAGGTATGCGTGCAAAGGACTTCGAGGAGGTTTTATGCCTTCATTTGCACCGGCACTACCGAGAGGCAGCAGAGCCTGGTGGCTGTCGTGGGCTGAAGGCATTTTGTGAGAAATATGGCATATCGTATAACAGTGCCCGCAAGGTGCAGCGTGGCAGCACGGAGTACCCCGGGGTAAAGGCAGATATCATCGAAGCAATGGGCAGGGACGGGGTAGACGTGTCCTGCATCCAGGGAATAGAGCAAACCACGGAAGAGAAGAGGTTGGCGTGATGAATTTATTTTTACGTACACAAGAAGCCATGCTGGTACTGGCAGGCAAGCGGGTAATATCTCCTCAACCCGCGAAGGGACAGGCGCCGCAGTTTAATGATATTAATGAGACTGTGGCGCTTTGCCATACAAAGCAAGAGGATTTGGTGCATGTGCAGGCGCAATGCCCGCTGTGTGGAGAGATGATGACGTCGTATATTACCAAGGCTGAGGCGGCAGGGATGGATGCGCGGTTCAGCTGTATTGGCTGTGGGGAGCGCTGGCAGGGGATGATGGAGCTGGAGCGGATCACTCGGCAGCGCAAGCATTTTTTACGGAGGAGATGATGAACATGTTTGCAATGGGATTTATCGCAGGTGCGTTGGTAGTTTTGCTGGTGATCATTGCCGGAGTGATAACCGGTGCGCACATGAGCCGGGAAGAAGCAGAGATGTATGAAGAAGGGGAAAAACAATGCCAGTAAGAACCGAGCCCCTGCACAAAAACACGTATGTATGCCGCAACTGCGGGTATATTACGGTAGTTGGCCCATCGATAGAAGGCAAAGGCTTACCTGCAAAAACCCGCTGCCTGCTGTGTAATGCCGTAGCCTTTAAAGAGCGTGAGCTTACGGCATTGCACATGGAGAAGCAGGTGCGAGCCATGAACGCAGAGATGCTGAAACGGCGGTATGAGAACCTGCAGCACGATATTGCCCGCACGGTAGAGCTGGCAAAGACAAACGGGGCAGAAGTAGCATGAAACCTGATGAATGTATTTTTAACCGGATCGGGCATATTCAGCCAACTCATATTACGCTGCCGGGATGCAAGCAGCACGGAGCTGATATAGGAGCCGCACCGCTGCGAGGGTTTAACCAGGGGAGAATACATATTTTTTTTTAAAACCACACCTAATGGTGGACTGCACATCATGGGCGTGGGGCAGGCGATGCAGGAGCAAAACCGGGAGGTAGAGAATGAAAAGTGTACGGATTAACAATGAGATGCGCAAGAAGATAGCTACTGCAATTGTAGCAGCGCAGGGGTATGAAGAGCAAAAAGAAAAGGCTCGTGATGAGCTTTTGGCTCAGATGAGAGTGACAGCTGAGAGAATGAGAGAAGCATGGTACACAAAAGAGCAGATTGCCTTTATAGACCAGAACCCCGAGATGTTTCACCGTTTCACGTTATATTCTGATTCGCACTATTACTATGGCGGTCAGAAACCACGCGTTGAGATGAAAACAGGCAGAGATCACTACTGCTCTTGGTCTATTGACGAGATACTACGGGAGAAAGTTTCATTTAAAAACAACCCTGGTCGCGTTATCAGAGAGTGTGAGCGATGCGTTGAGCTGATCAAAAAGATAGACCGCATAGAAGCCGAAGAAACGAAACACACCGAAGAATTACTGCGCTATCTGGCGCAATTTAACACCACCAAGCAGCTGGTAGAAGCAGCTCCAAAGTTCGAGAAGGTACTGGATAAGCTGTTCAGCGAACAGACCTCTACTACTGCAGCAGCTCCAGCCATCCAGTATGCTGCCGTGCAGAGTTTGGTAAATGGCTACCTGAGAGCCGGGAGGACGGCATGAGCGGAATGATAACAATAATGATCGTGATGTTTTTACTGCTGGTAGCCGAGGCAGTATGGTGCCGGGTGAAGCTGAGCAAGAAAGAGAAAGATATTGAAAAGCTGAACGATTATAACGTCTGGCTTTCCGATAATTACGAAAAGTCTTTAGATGATATTCGCAACGACTATGAGAAGCAGCTGGCAGCAGCAAAACACCGGTACTACTACTACAGTGCTACTCAGGCAGAGCAGCAGCGCAAGCATGAGCTGCGAAAGAACGGGGTGTATTACAAGCGTATGATAGCCGGGCTGGACGCAGGGTCGGAGCAATACACCGAAGCGTTCTTTGTTGAGTTTGCCGAGTTTACCGCAGAGAACGGGTTGAGACCAGTGCCCAGCTACAGCGACAGCAAGCTGGTGCATGAAGGCCACGATGCTGTAACCATCCTTTTGCCATTTGATGCGCAGGACAATCCCGTGCGCAAGGTAGTAGGACAATAAGATGAAATTAAAACGCGGTGACGAAGCCAAGATGGCTCGGCTGGGTAAATCTATTACATGCCCGGCGCTGGACGACTCTATCAATGAGTTGCAACGCATCCTTATAAACGACGAAACGCAATCTACGGGGTGTTCCGCGGCCCCGCTTTTTCAATGTGAAATGAAAAATGTGAAATGAGGGGGAGGGGGATATGTCGCATCCATTTACAATAAAACCGACAGTGATGAGCAGTGAGCTTCGAGAGAGATTAAGAGGTGAGCCTTTGCATCTGTTCGAAGACGAGACCAATATGAACGTGATTGCTGTGAAGCATTATAAAGGCATACTTTGCGTATACTCTGTTCTGGTAATAGATGCGGGCATGCAGCAGCGGTATGATTTCATTTCGATTTGTGATATCATCGGGCGACTGAGCTATGATGAAGAGCGCAATCTCTGGAAGGTGGATGATGTAACAATTACGCCACCCAAAAGAATCCCAGAAGAAACGAGTGCCTACGAATATCCTTTCGAGATGCCGTCTGCATCACGAAAGGGTTGGGCAATTGAGATACAAGGAAACAGGCTGCAGGAAGGAGAAATGAGGGGGAGGAGATGAGTCGGACACTGCATTTTGAGCGCATTTAAGGTGGGGATGATGGTAGAACATCCTCAGCTGAAAATCCAAATGGGGGAGGCAAGCTAAGATGGAACTGAAGCAAATCCGGGAAGTAAAAGAAGTGCTGGATGAGCACAAAGAAGAGATTGCACAGCAGGCAAGCAAGAAAACTGGGATCGACATAGCTACGATCTCACGCGTGCTGCCGTCGGTAATCGCTGGCGTTGGGGTGTACCTGGCGCAGGCGCACTTTCACGTTAGCCACATCTCCGATATCGTTCGGGGATTCATGATTTTGTGAGGACACTATGGATATTAATTTCAATGACGCCATTGATGCTGCCAAAGAGCAGTTCCCAGACCTGATGGCACCTTATGACGCAACCAATTCAGAGGCCAGCCTGGGCCTGATACTGGACGGTGTGCTGGAAAACGGCGACAGCCGGGAAGATGCCATCGACATGGCAGTAGATGACGTGGATGAGTATGATTACAATGCGCCCACAGCAACACTGTATCTGCTGGCACTCATCTGGTATAACGTGCGCAAGAAATTCGCAAAAGACGAACGCAGTTTCGTGTAGCAGGAGGACGTATGAACCCAGAAATGAGAGGAAAAGACCCCGTAAAGAACTCTAAAAGCAGAGTAATTGAAGATTCGCTCAGCAGCTTGTCTTGTGCTATTGAGCACCTTGAGGTAACATGCAACCGTATGATCCAAGATCCAGGCATAGACGGACGTATGGGAACACAGCCGGAGCAACCGAAGCGACCGGAACGGACAATCGCAGAGATGATTGCAGACCTTCCTGGAGTACTTGAGAAGTTTACGCACATAATCAACGAAATGGATGCGGTTCTTCAGGAACTTTTTCTGTAACCCCCACACCACGGGCGCTGGTGGCACGGTTATCTCCTTCCGTGCGAACTTGGTGCTGGCGCCCGATTTTAAAACTCAATACAAACCGGGAGGACGTATGAGTAACGATTTAGCGAATGGAAAATGGTGGCAGGAAGCCTGGTATATTGCTGCAGGATGCCAGCACATGAGCAGTGGTTGCGACAACTGCTGGGCAGAGGCATCCCACTGGGTGCGCAGCCACCAGAAAAACTACAAAGTTTTGGCGCAATATCCGCCGGAACTGGTAAAAGACGGGAAGTGGACTGGCGAGGTTCGCTTTCTGGAGCAAAACATATATAAGCCGCTGACACGCAAAAAGCCCACCGTGTATGCCGTGTGGAATGATTTGTTTGCTCTTACTGACGAACAAATATCAAGAGCAATGATAGTGATGGGAGAGTGTCCTCAGCACACATTTGTGATTTTGACAAAACGCGTTGTAACTATGCACCGTTTTTTCAAAAGAATAACATTGCGATGGCCTGAAAACGCCATTATCGGTGTGTCAGTAGAAAATCAATCATCAGCAAGCATAAGAATCCCTGTTTTATATAATTTACCTCGCATGCGGAAAATCATTAACATCGGCCCAATGCTGGGGCCTGTTGATTTGCGTAAAGGTGTTTATTACTGGTTAGATAGTACCTACTATGGCACCACATTACAAAACGTTGACGGTGTAATTCTGGAAGGCGAAAGCGGCCCCCATGCACGGCCAATGCACCCGGACTGGGTACGTAGTGTGCGAGACCAGTGCCAGGCGGCTGGTGTGCCGTTTTTCTTTAAGCAGTGGGGCGAGTGGTACCCCGACAGACGAGGCATCTATGAAAACGCCAGAACACAAATCTTTGGCAATACAGTAGTGCACCGCATTGGCCGCAAAGCCGCTGGGCGCACGCTGGATGGCCACACGCACGACGAACTGTGCTGGGAGGTGAAATAATGAAAAGAACGTTTTATGCTGATTTCGACGGTGGTAGAGTGAAGTTTCAGGTGGTAAATGAAGAAAAACTTCTTAATATAGCAAGGAAAAACGGCAACCCTGATGCGACAATTGAAGAAGTAATCCAACACTTGATTGAGTATATTGAAAAAGATAAGGCTTTTCCCGAACCTGGTCTTTTTACATTTCAGGAACGAGAGAAAATTCTAACCTCTGTTGGTGGATACAGGCCAGCGCCATTTCCGAATAATAGATACGAGATGAATCCCCCATGCAAATACTGCGGCAGCGAGTTTGCGTTATTGCATGTAACGGGTATTAATTACCCTGGTGAAAGCGTATATTTTGAATGCCGGAACTGTGGCGCAAGAACTCCTGTGTCTGGCACAAAAGATGACGCCTTTGAGTTATGGAAAGATGGGGTTTTGATAAATTCATATCAGAACGCACAGGAAGAGACCGCGCAAAAATGCTCTGTATTCAGCGTGTTTGAATCCGCATTAAAAGAGATAAAGAAGCGATATTGTTTTTTGGAAACAGCCGAAGAGAGACTCCCTGCATACATAGGAAGCTACCAGGGAGAGATATTGGGCCTTGCACATGCAGAGGCAATAATTCGCGACAATGATGACTGTCCGGTTAAGCATGTTCTTAATTTGCTTGATGAGCAGATTGACCGATATGCCCCTGAATGGCTTGATAAGGAAGCAAGGACGTATTCTGATGTTATAATAGGAATACACATTGGGTTAGGTTGGGCAAAAGACCTTGTTTTTGCCGCAGCGCAGGGAGGAGAGAATGAGTAACCATGTAACTCGTGAAGATATTCAGGAAGAAGAACGCAGTGAACTTCTTGAACGTAAAGAGAAGATTCGAGTGGAGATAAAATGGAGATACGACCTGTACAAGGCCGGAAAAGATCGATACACCCAAGCCGAAGCCAGAGGGTTCAAAACTGCGCTTGATATTGTAGAGACCAAATGGGACGAACCGTGGAATTGGGTTGATGCAATGGAAGAGGCTGCGAGCGAAGCTGAAGGCACTGCTCATGAAATTCTCGAAATTAAGCACGCTTTGTTTATATCGCAGAAAATAGTGGAACGATATGATCTGCTTCAATCCACGTAACAAGCATTAGGAGACTTCATGTCACGTAGTGATTTTCAAATAGTAAAAGAGCGGGTAGACATCGTAGAGTGGGCGCGTAAGCGGTTTGGTGAGCGGTTGCACAAGCTGGGCGATATTTACCGGGTGAACCCTTGCCCTATCGAAGGCAACCACAATGACGCATTCACGATCTTCCCCAAAACCCAGAGCTGGAAGTGTTTCAGTTGCAGCAAGGGTGGAGACATCATCTCGCTGGTGCAGGAGCTCAGCAACTTTTCTGAGCCGCTGGATGCGCTGAAGGAGCTGGCTCGTGAAGTGGGGTATGAGCTGCAGCAGAGTGACAAGGCTAAAGCAAAGAGTGCATCCCGCAAGGAGCTGCATGAGTTGTATGCCGATGCAATGATGTATATGCATGAGCATCTGATGAACAGCAAGAAGGCGGTGGCGTACCTACAGGAGAAGCGCGGGCGCACTATGGAGATGATAAAGCAGGCAAAGTACGGGTTGGCGGATGGCAAATTGCATACGTATCTGCTGGGCAAATATGCGCCGGAGCTGGTGTATCGCAGCGGGCTGGTGCGTAGAAGCGCCCGTGATGGGCAGCCCTACGATCTGTTTGTGCCAAATGCCTTCGTATACCCCTGCACGGCCAACCGCAAAGTGGTGGACTTCTTCAGCAAAGAGTACTTTGAGCCGGACAAAAAGAAGCGGCGCGATTTTCGCATAGATGCAGATCGGCGGATGCATCCAGAGAAATTCTATGGTCGGGATGCAATCTTTACCCGGTCGTTTGTGGTGGTGGAAGGTCCGGAAGATCGGCTGAGCATTATGCAGTATGGTGGTAATCAGTTGCCGGTGGTAGCAATGACGGGCAACCCGAGCCAGTATCAGTGGGACTTTATAGCCCAGCATTGTGCCGACACCACCATCTGGGATGCCTTTGACACCGATGCGGCAGGGCGCAAATACAGCGAAAAGCTGCTGAGCGTGGTCGCCGGCAAAGCAGAAGTGATGAAGCTGGTTTGGGATGAAGAGTTGGGTGACATTGATGATGTGCTGAAGAAGGCGGAAGATCCGGCGCAGACCTGGGGTGAGTTGCTGGCAGAGGGACAGGATGCCGTGAAGTGGATGATCAACCGGCTGCCAGAGGAGATAAAGGGGTTGCATGTGAGCCGTCAGGTTGCGCGCTGGGAGCCCATCTGCAAAGTGATAGCCGCCCATGAGGAGCAGTTCACCCGGGAAGTGTACATGGACGATCTGGCCCATGCGCTGGGTGGCAAGACCAAGAATCTGGGGCTGATACGGGAGAAGGTAAGTGCGCTGCGCAATGAAAAGCCATCCAGCAACACCTACGACGACGGGGTGCTGGGCATAGTATGCGAGGGCAACCGCTACTATCGCATGGATAAGGATGAGAAAAAATGCATCAGTGAGTTTGTGATACGCATCCAGCGCTACATAGAGGCGCCGGAAGGTGGGATGCTGTACGAATGCACCCTGATAAACAGTGCCGGGATGAACAGCAAGCCGATGCTGTTTGACGCAGCAGAGCAGGTGAACAAAAAGCAGTTCAAAGAGAAGTGCAAGGATGCAGGGGTAGGGTTTCACTTTCGCGGCACCGATGCTGACATAAGCGCGATATGGATGTTGGAAGAGCAGCGAGCAAACATAAGCACCCGCACTGTGTACCGGCGCTGCTACGGCTGGCTGGAAGACGAAAAGCTGTGGCTGGTGAAGAATTGCGCGGTTCAGGGACGTGAGGTGTATCCGCTGGGAGAGGACGGGCTGGTGCAGGTTGGCAACATCCAGTACAAGGTAGAAGGGGTGAATCTGGGTATGGGCGCACCGGTGCTCAACCATGAGTACAAGGTAAGCGAAGAGTTCATCCAGGGTGTGGCGATGCACTTTTGGAACATGATGGATGCCACCGATAACGACCGGGGCACACCCGCCACCTATCGTGGATTTTTGATGATGGGCTACGTGATGGCGGTGGCGTATCTGGAAGAGATATTGAATTATGACCGAAAATTCCCGTACATGCTGATTTACGGCCCGTCTGGCACCGGTAAAAGCGAGGCCATGCTGTTGCTGTACAATATGTTTGGCTTTGAGCAGGTGGGCGAAAACTGGGCAGATGGCACGGCATACGGGATTGCAATGGCATTGAATGAACTGAGCAGCATGCCGTTTTGGATGGAGGAATACAAAAACCAGAAGGGTAACAGCAAGAAGCAGGACAACAAAATTCAGATGCTGAACAACATCTACAACCGGGTAGGCAGCGGTAAGGGTGGCCTGGACGGGCGGCAGGTGCAGCAGGTGCGTGGCACGCTGATTTTTACCGGGCAGGACAGGCCCGAGGACAAAGCGATGCTGAGTCGCTGCGTGGTGATAATGAAAGATGCTCCAGCGGAGAAGGGAAGTAAATCGTATTTTGCCCTTACGGGGATGCGTGAGAACCTGAGCTCGATATTTTTGTGGGCGATCCGCAATAAAACAGCAGAGAACAAACGCAAGATTGTGGAGCTGATACAGGAGATCAAGGACGAGATCGATAAGAAGATAAAGGAACGGCCAAAGGATGAGCGGGTGGCCGTGGATGCCCGTGCAATATACAATCACTGTGTGCTGGCAGCAGGCTGGTGCATGTATGGCATGAAGCAGTACGACAGCGAATTTGTGACTTGGCTGAGTGAGATGATAGTAGCCGACGTGAAGCGGAAAAGCACTGAGGATATTATCTACAAGTTCTTCAGCGAGATCGAGCTGAACTTTGGCACGAACAGCATGTACGGGCACCTGAACGACGTGATGGTGTACCGGGAACCGGGACGGCTGTACCTTTGGATGAGCAAAATATACAAGGTGTGGGTGCGCGAAGCAAACAGCATGGCCGAGTATATCAGCCTGGATGCATTGACGGAGTACATGCGCAATGACCCGCACGACTACTGGATTGGCAAGGAGCGGGCAATACTGCGCAGTGCCAGCAAAAACAAACAGCAACGCTGCATCTGCCTGGATGTGAATAAGCTGCCCAATAACCTGCGCGATATTGCGGACTGCTGGCTGCCGGAAATCACAGATGAGTATTGAGGAGCTTGCATGAAAAAAGGCATGACGAAGTACACGCGCAAAAACAGCCGCATGCCGCTGCGCCTGCCGAAAGTGCCGGCAGCACCACGAGTGCGGCCCATGCTGCGGGAGCAGCCAGAGCGCAGTATAACAACGGAGACCGTCGTAGAAATTGGATGGGGCCTGTTCAAAACATATCTTTGCATTAACCATACGTGGTACCCGCACCGGTGCAGGAGGTAACGATGGGACACCTTAACCTGGATAAAAGCCCGGAGAAAGCGCTGGAAGAGTTTCTGGCGAAGGTAACGCCACAGATGGATGCGATACTGCCATCCAGTGCGTGGCGATACCTGGAAGAATGCGACCCAGAGACCTACAATTGGCTGCTGGCTGCATTAAACAAAGCAGAAAGGGAATATGTAGAGCATGGCGATATTAAGCGTCTGAGGGACGATTTTGCGGCGGTGTATAAGGTAGCACTGAGCCATAGTGAGAAATTACTGTCCGGGTTGGAGCCGCGACAGACATCCCGCATACATGTGCTGCAGAAAGAGGCGAACCTGTGCCGGGCGGCGTATGAAGATGTGTTGGCTGAGTGCAGCGGTGGCAAGCGCAGTTGCAAGGCGTTGTGCTGGTGTGAGGCAGAGCTGGTGATACGGTCGCTGGTAAAGAAGGTGGAAGATGCCAAGCACGCTGCTTGATCTGCGGCAGCCGGTGTGCTGTGTGAACTTTGCGCACCATTACTACAAACTGATTGGCAGCCGGTTTACCACCATCCGTGGTGAGACTTGGCCCAAGCGCAAGGGATTGATTGCCGGAGATCTGGTGCAGATAAACGTGGATGGCATAAAACAGGGCATCGCTGAAGTGGTTGATATACAGCACACCAGGTTGCGGGATATTAGCCTTGACGTATTGCAGCGTGACGGGGATTATCCCGGCGGTAGAATAGAGACAAAGCGAGATTTTCTGCAGCTGATTAACAGCTTCAGGAAGTGGGGTGCCTACGAGTGGCAAAGCTTGGTAAGCGTGATAACCATGGAATGGAAACCATAAAAATGAATCAAATTCAGGAATCTGTTGAGCTGGGGTATATCGGGCAGATGGTGTTGTGGCACCGCACTGAGTGGCGGGTGATCGCGGTGGGCCGGTATATTGCCTGCGTGTACAATGCAGAGTTTCAGCGGCAGTATGCTGCCCTGGATGATTTGATTTTGCTGATATAGATATGTCATACTCCTCCCGCTGTGTGACGCCCTGGGTGGCATTGCTGCCCGGGGTCTTTTTGTATCCCAAAAAAAAGTATGAATTTATTTTACGCACCCGGATGCATGCTGTGTGACGCGCGCACATGTAACATGCAGAAATCAAAAAAGCTGTCTATTTTGTCTATAGTATATGTTAACTCTTTAAAGTATAGATATTTATACCATAGACAGCTCGTAGACAGCGTAGACAAACGCTATTTTCACTGGCCTCAGTGACAGGGTTAAATGTATGCTGTATAATGCGTTACAGAGATTTGTCTACCTGTCTTTTGGAAACTTACTGTTTTGCAGTAAGTTACGCAATTTAGACAATAGACAGGGTGAACCCGCGTGTGTTATCTTTATTGATGAAAATTTGAATGTGTTTTTTAGAACTTGACAAAAAACACGATAAGTGCAAGTTATTGTTTAATTTAAGTGCATTTTAGCATAGGAGGCGTGATGAGCGGTGAAATGCAATGCAAGAGTGGTGCCAAAGTTTTGCACGATGTTGGCACGGTAGCCAAGTCGATAGGCACAGGCCGGAATCGGCTGTTTGATTTTCTGCGGGAAAAGAATCTGCTTAATCATATGTCAATCCCCTATCAGCGGTATATTGATCGGGGGTACTTTGAGGTGAAGCAGCAGAAATACAAACAGGGCAAGGTGCTGCGGATGCGGATGAAGACCATGCTTACCGCATCCGGCGTGGAGTATGTAAAACGGCTGTGGCAAGAGAGTGGCGACGTGCAGGGAGTGTTGGACTTTGGCTAAGAAGCGCAGTTATCCCAGCGACCCAATCCGCGATACTGAGAAGCTGGCCGACCTTCAGCGTAGCATGATGGATGCAGGGCTGGTGCGTGAATGCCTGCTTTTTCAGCTGCAATACAATACGAATCTGCGGGTGAGTGATGCATTGCGCCTGCGGTGGGGTGATGTGCTGGATGATGACAGGAATATCGTGGAGACGGTGAGTCTGCTCGAGAAGAAGATTGCCCACACCGGGCGGTACAAGAAGGTGATACTAAACAGCCAGATACGGGCATCCCTGCTGAACTACTACCACAGATACAAGCCAAAGCCCCGGGAATTTATCTTTCGCAGCCAGAGCAACCGGATAGGGTATCGGAACCGGCCCTGGACACCCAACTGGCCGCGTCGGGTATTTAATGAGCACGCAAAAAAGGTGGGCATAAAGGGTCACATTGGCACCCACACTCCGCGCAAGACCTTTGGCTGGATGGCCTACAACGTGCTGGGCATCCCGCTGGATGAGATTATGACGCTGCTGAACCACACCGACCCCAGGGTGACGGCGCTGTATTGCGGGCTGACTGAGGACCGGCAGCGGGAGCAGTACGAGAAGGTGGCCGAGGTAAATTGTGCGGCTGATGGGCTGATACGGATTGACCGGCTGCCGGACAACCCGTGGCGCGAGAAAACGCTTGCCCGGCACCGGCGTCGAGGCTATAAAAAGACGAAAAAGAAGGCATGAAAAAGGCCCCGGATATCCGGGGCCTTTTGTGTTGGTGGGGTGGGATTACTTTAGCCTTTCGGCGTTTGCAATCCCCTCAAAAGACAAGGGGATGTTTTGGGTCTTTATAATTTCTGGTGTGCCTTCGTATACCGCACACACCAGGCACGGCATACCTGCCATGTTTTTGATCTGACGCATTGAAACCAATGCGCCGTTTTGAAGGGTTTCTAATTCTTTCACCCCGTCTTGAGCGAAAGTGAAAACCATCTGGTTTTCGTCGAACCAGCTCCTTGGAAGCTCTTTCAATTTTGCCTGTGCCATCAGTCCTCCCTGGCGTTAATTTGCGGGATCTCGTACATGCGAGCCACCGCGTCTTGCATTTCATCCAATTCCTCACGCAGCAGCCCGATATAGCGCAGCGTGGTGCTTTGCTTGGTGTGGCCGTACCACTCCATCAATTTGACGATGTCAAATTTCGGATTTTTGGAGTTATCTATCAAGACCCGGCCAAAGGTCTTGCGCAGCGAGTGCGGCGAGATGTGACTTTTAGTGTCGCGGTTGTATTGCTGAAATATCCGCCACACATTTGTGCGGTCTACGGGCCGCATGCCTTTGGTGTCTTTGTGCGATGGAAACAGGGGCATCCCTGTTTTGATTTTATTGCGGCGGACGTATTCCTTTATCTCGCCGCGGATGCTGTCCTGCACCTTGAAGGTAAACATCTTGCCGGTTTTGCCCTGCTTCACCTTCACGTACTCCTTAAATCGCAGAGTCCGGTTCTCTTCGCTGTGAAACACATCTTCATAGCGAAGGCGCAGCACGTCGCCGATGCGCATTGCGCAGTGCGAAGCGAACAAGATGATTGCCCGGTTGCGGCCTGTTTTGTCCATTTCGCCAGCCCAGGCCAGCAGTAGCCTGAGCTGTTTGGGTGTGAGCGGGTAGGTCGTTGCTCCCATTTATGCCTCCTTGTAGAAGTCGAGTTCAAGCCCGAAGGTTTCTTCTTCGATTTCACGTCTGGCCTGCTCTCGTGCCTGATTTTGTAGTGCTATTATTTCGTCACCGGTTTTGCCGCCGGTCTGGATGCAGGCCAGCTTTTGCCGGGTGCGGTCTTTAAGTTCGCGGGCGGGCAAGTGCCTGCTCGGAGTGGTTTGGGGTGTGGTGTCCCATATCTCGATCTGGGTTGCTGTCTGGTTATGCTTACGCCACCGTGCAGCCTGGGGTGTGTCCAGCTCTGGGATTATCCCAGAGCTGAGTTGTTCATCTGTTTGCATAATCAGTCCTCCACCCTGTCATGAAGTGGGATCGGGTATCTTGAAATATCGGTAAAACGTGAATCGCATGTGTAGATGAACGTGCCACCCATCATCCCCCGTTTACCTTTTATCTCGATAGGTTTAGCATAAATGTAATCTACACCATTGAACGTCCTGGTGTGAATGGTTACTGCTGGTGCGTCTTCTGTTGGTTCATAAAACTGCGGTAAACGCCTGTCTATAATTGTAACTTGGTTTACTTTTGAACTGACTCCATTCTTAGATCCATCTCCAAGCTTGGCAGACTTGAAAATTTCAGCGATAAATCCTTTCATTTCTCCTCCAATTTAGCAAACGAGCTAAAGATAAAGACATCTCTGCCCGCGTCGCTTAACTTTTTGCAATAAGCGCCAAGCGCCGTAACGGGGAATCCGGTTAACGGAATCGGGTTGTCTGCCTTTAAATTTCGATGAGTAAGGGTGATGCCTAAAATATTAGAGACCGTTTTGGCATCGTTAAAAAATGTTTCGTAGAAGTCGCCCACGCGCAAAATGACGATGCAATCAGGGAACTCATCTTTGATTTCCAAATAACTTTTAATCAGTGGCGTTTGTTTCATCTTCTACTCCTTGCCTTCCTGGCGTTGGAGGTAATATCTAAGATTATCAATCACGTCTAGAAAAGTAGCGCCGATTGGGTTCTGTAAAAAACAAGCGCCGTTATATTTTTTTTCCATAATTTTTCCCATGTCTTGCCCGACGATATATAATTTCACGGTTTTTTTCCCCTCGTTAACCGCAAAAATATAGTCATTTCCGTGAAGGGATAGACACTCGTCAAATTTTGCTGAGTTTTTTTCCCAGCTTCTCGTTTCCTCGAATTCTTTTCGCCAGATTCTCTCCAGCTCAATTCTAGCTTTTTGTAAAATTTCTTTTTTTTCCATTTTTTTCTCCTTTGGCAAAAAAAACGGCTACCGCCTGCGTGGTGCAGGTAGTAGCCGGTGCGGTGGTTTCCCGGTGCGCTTGTAAATGTCGCGCTCTTCGGTGCGACGCGTCAGAGATTTCAGCAATCCCCGGCATATTTCAGCCAGGGTTGCTGTAGATGCGCCCAATATTAGCGCAAGTGAGCTGATTATTAGAATCAACATTTTTCCCTCCTTGAAAAATATATGCTCAAAATATTAGAGCAAAAATATTAGAGCAAAAATATTAGAGCAAAATATTAGAGCAAAATATTAGAGCGGGGTAGCCTCTCCCCCACTCCCCACTCTGCATAGTGTGCGATTTCGCACGGTGTAGTCATGGCGTAAATAAAATCTTGGTAGCACTGGGAGCACATAATCGCAGAAAATAGGTGGACAGCTTCTCCGGCTGGGATCATGCGGCCACAGACTGTGCCCTGATGATTGGGGCCATCGAATAACTGCCAAACGGGAAGATACATTCTTCGCCGTTTATGTTGTGAATTTTGCACCGTCTTTCTTTTTCATGCTCAAGTTTCACGGTTACGGTCTTTTGTGTTCGTTTTGTTATTATTCCAGACCAAACACAATTCCGGTCGCAAGCCGATATACAACTTACTTTTTGT